CAGAATGGCTCACAACTCTCCAAACATGGCTCAAGTTCCTGCTTCCTATTCTCCCTATGGAAAGGAGTGTAGGTCAGTTTGGATACCTACCAATAGTAATTACGTATTACTAGGTTGTGATGCATCTAGTCTAGAACTTCGTTGCCTTGCCCACTACATGGGCGATTCCAAGTTTACAAAGGAAGTAGTTGAAGGTGATATACATACTGCCAACCAGAAGGCTGCAGGTCTCAAGACTAGAGACCAAGCTAAGACTTTTATCTATGCTCTAATATATGGAGCAGGTCCTGATAAAATAGGTCAGATAGTTGGTGGTGGTAAGACTGAAGGTAAGAAGATTATCAATAAGTTTATGTCCAATATGCCATCTCTAAAAACCTTGCGTGATAAGGTTGACAGAGTTGCCAAGACAGGATTCATAAGAGGTATTGATGGCAGACTACTAAAGGTCAGACAGTTTCATGCATCAATGAACCTACTCTTACAAGGAGCAGGTGCAATCATTTGTAAGGAATGGTTACGACAAATAACTTTAAAGGTGCAACAGGGTTTCGACTATAGCCTTGTTGCATCTATACATGACGAATACCAATTTGAAGTTCGTAGAGACCAAGCTGAAAGGTTTGGAGACCTAACTCAACAAGCTATGAAACTTGCAGAGAAAGAACTGGATGTTCAATGTCCATTGGATAGTGAATATAAAATTGGAAAAAATTGGTATGAAACACATTAAGTGTTGACAGACTAATTGTTATGTAGTATAATTCATTATATTTTAATAGCAACTAAGATTGCACTAACAAAACTAAGGAGAAAAGCAATGCCAGTATTAAATGGTAAAGCCTATTGGGCATCTATATCTAATCCAAACACTACGTTTGAACCTGTTTGGACTATTGACTTAGCACTAGATAGTGCTAATAAAAAGAAGGCTATCGACTCAGGTCTTGCAGTTAAGAATAAAGATGATGAGAGAGGAGACTTTGTTACTATCAAAAGGAAGGTAACTTCTAAGAGTGGTAATCAAAATAATCCACCTTCTTTGAAAGACTCTCAGAAGAGAGATATAAAGGGAACATTGATTGGCAATGGTTCTGACGTTAATGTTCTTTATAAAACTTATGAATGGAGCTACGCAGGGAAGTCAGGCATTGGTGCAGACCTTCAGGCAGTTCAGGTTACTAACCTTGTAGAGTATACAGAGGGCGAGGACTTTGATGTTGTGCCTAATGGGTACAAGTCAGGTGATAACTTGGATGATGAAATTCCTTTCTAGATTAAGCTAAATGCTGAAGTGGGTTGTGGTTGGTGGGATTTTTATAAGGAATTATTATGAATAAAAAAATAGATACACTGATAGAAGATATCTACAAAACTATTGATGAAGGTTTAGATAAACGTAAAGTCAATACAGACTTTTTGGAAACATTCAAAAAGAATATAATGGCTTCTATTGATAAGTTTTTATTTGAGAAGAGAGAAGACCTAACTACGTTAAGGTTATCTCAAATAGGAAGACCTGATAGACAGTTATGGTATGATATTAAATCAGATGTTAAACCTAAAAAGATTGACGCAAAAACTAGACTAAAGTTTTTATATGGAGAAATCCTAGAGTCTCTTCTTATACTTTTATCAGAAGCTTCAGGACATGATGTTTCTGAAATACAAAAGATGGAAGAAGTAGATGGAGTCAAAGGTCACAAAGATTGTAGAATAGATGGTACTCTTGTTGATATAAAGAGTGCATCATCTTATAGCTTCAAGAAGTTTAAGGATGGTTCTCTTGCTACCAATGACCCTTTTGGTTACATATCTCAGATAAGTGCGTATGCAGAGAGTGCAGGTGATGACCATGCATCTTTCTTTGCAGTAGATAAATCTACAGGAGAACTTGCACTTATGCCTGTGGAAAGTATTCATATGATAAATGCTACAGATAGGGTCAAGCATCTAAAAGAGGTACTGAAGTCTTCTTCAGTTCCACCTAAGTGTTATCCTGATGAACCTGATGGTAAGTCAGGTAACAAAAAACTTGCAGTAGGTTGTGTGTTCTGTGGATACAGAGACCATTGTTGGTCTGATGCCAATGGTGGCAAAGGACTAAGAAAGTTTAAGTATTCTACAGGTATACGATATCTAACTCAAGTTCATAAGACTCCTGATGTACAAGAAGTCTAATGCCTAAACATAAATTTCGTTCCAATTCAGAGTATAATACCTATTGCTTTTTGAAAGAAAATAAGGTATCATTCAAATACGAAAAGCTAACTATAAAGTATGAGTGGCTAGAATCCAAAAAGTATATACCTGATTTCGTTCTAAGCAATGGGATTATCCTAGAAGTCAAAGGAAGATTCGTACTAGAGGATAGAAAGAAACATTTGTTTGTAAAAAAACAATATCCTCACTACGACATTCGATTTGTATTTGATAATCCCAATAGGAAACTATATAAAAATGGAAGGATGACTTATGCAATATGGTGTGAGAAACATGGTTTTAAATATTGTAAAGCTAGTAGTGGGATACCAAAAGATTGGATAACAAAATAAAAACAACTGTTAATTTTGTAGTTGAGGAAGATATCTTCAAAGAAAGAAGCACTCCTGAACAGACAATGTATATGTGTGTAATACTACAGGCTTTACTAGATGCAACAAAACCTAAATACAAAGGTGAACCTGAAACATCTATACTCGAAAGAGACAGGGCAAAGGCTTGGTTCTTTGCTTCTGTAGGTGTTACCTCAGAAGACTTTAAAATGGTATGTGACTATGCAAATATAGACCACAACTATATGAGAGAGTTCGCATTTAAAGTTTTAAAATCAGGTGAAGTAGAGTATACAAGAAAAAGAATCAACGCAGTGTTAGGACATTAAAATGAAAAGCAACTTATTACCAACAGACTATCAAAACTTTATTGCTCTATCTAGATATGCAAGATGGCTAGATGATGAGCAGAGAAGAGAGACTTGGACAGAGACTGTCTCAAGATACTTTGACTATATGCAGGGATTGCATGGAAATATTATAACTAAATCCCTAAGAAGAAAACTAGAAGATAAAATACTAGGACTAGATGTTATGCCTTCTATGAGAGCATTAATGACTGCAGGTCCTGCTCTTAAAACTTGTAATGTTACAAGCTATAACTGTAGCTATATACCTGTTGACTCTGTAAGAGCATTTGATGAGTGTATGTATATACTTATGTGTGGCACAGGTGTAGGCTTCTCAGTTGAGAGAAGTAACGTAGACAAACTTCCTATCGTCAATGAACACTTTGAAGATAGCTCCACAGTTATAAAGGTTGCTGATTCTCGTTCAGGTTGGGCAAAGGCATTAAGAGAACTACTTGCAATGCTGTATGTAGGACAGATACCTACTCTTGATGTATCAGATGTAAGACCTGCAGGAGCAAAGCTAAAGACTATGGGTGGTAGAGCTTCAGGTCCTGCTCCTCTTATTGACTTGTATAACTTTTGTGTAGGTATATTTAAAGGTGCAAAAGGTAGAAGACTATATCCTATTGAGTGTCATGACCTTATGTGTAAGATAGGTGAAGTTGTAGTTGTAGGTGGTGTAAGACGTTCTGCTCTTATCTCTTTATCTAACTTAGGTGATGACCAAATGAGACACGCAAAGTCAGGTAAGTGGTGGGATAATGAAGGACAAAGGTCACTAGCTAATAACTCTGTAGCATACAAGACTAAACCTGACATGGGAACTTTTATGAGAGAGTGGTTGGCATTATACGAATCTCACTCAGGTGAGAGAGGTATCTTTAATAGACAGGCAGCCATCAATAAAGTAAAAGAAAATGGTAGACGTAAAGCTTCTGAAAAAGAAAATCCTGTAGAGCCTGAAGACTATATTCAGTTTGGATGTAATCCATGTTCAGAAATTATTCTTAGACCTTATCAGTTTTGTAATCTAACTGAAGTTGTATGTAGAGCTACAGATACTATAGAAACTTTGAAAGAAAAAGTAGAAGTGGCAACTATACTAGGAACACTTCAGTCTACTCTTACTGACTTTAAATATCTAAGAAAGATTTGGAAACAAAATACAGAAGAAGAAAGACTGTTAGGTGTTTCTCTTACAGGCATACTTGACTGTCCTATTCTTTCTCCTGATAGTGGTACACTAGAAGGAACTTTAGAAGAGCTTAGAGAAGTTGCAGTACAAACAAATAAAAAGTATGCCAAGATGTTAGACATACCTCAGTCAACTGCGATTACCTGTGTCAAACCTAGTGGAACTGTTAGTCAGTTAGTTGACAGTGCATCAGGTATTCATGCAAGACATAGTGAGTACTACATCAGAACTGTAAGAGGTGGTAATACAGACCCTCTCACACAGTTTATGAAGGATGTAGGTATCCCTGCAGAGCCTGACTTAGGCAAACCTAATACGACTACAGTATTTAGCTTTCCTACTAAGTCTCCTTATGGTGCAGTGACTAGGACTGAAATGACTGCTATTGAGCAACTAGAATATTGGTTAGTGTTTCAAAGACATTGGTGTGAGCATAAACCTTCTGTAACTATATCTGTTAAAGAACATGAATGGATGGAAGTAGGTGCATGGGTATACAAAAACTTTGATGAAGTATCAGGCATTTCATTTCTACCTTTTAGTGAGCATACATATCAACAAGCTCCTTACCAAGATATAAATGAAGAGCAGTACAAATCCTTCTTGGAGAAGATGCCTAGCCATATTAATTGGTCTCTTCTAAAAGAGTATGAGAAGGAAGATACCACAATAGGTAGTAAAGAGTTCGCCTGTACTGCAGACTCTTGTGAGATTGTGGATATACAATGATAGGAAGTGAATTTGGAGACTTTCCAAACTGGTGGCAATGGTGGTTGCTTGGTGCAATCACTATTAACACTATAATTAATTTCATAGTATTCTTTAGAGGAAGAAAGGTATTTAAAAAGAATGGCAACACTAATATGCAATCTACCATCAACAAAGGTATGGGTTAGAAAAGAGTATCTAAGAGATTTTAAAGATGGACATGGAGAGTTTGTAGAAGGTAACTGGGTAACTGCTAAGTCTATTCCGGGAAGAGCCTTCTACTTTGAAACATACTTGCCTAAGTATGGAGCATTGTTTGACAAGCTACCTATCTCTGCTTTCTTATCTAAACCTAAATTACCTAATCCTGATATGCCACTTGATAATTTACAGTTTTGGAATTGTATGGATTATGGTGTGGTAAACATACATAAACAGTTTATCTCCACAATGGACTACGAAATTTTAACACATGATTTTGGAACTGTCAAGGGTTTTTATATTTGTACTTTAGACAACTATCATTCATCTACTGATGAAATAGATTACAGCACAAGTGAAGTACCTGAAGAACATAAGTCTTTTAATTTAATTGAACTTGTTAATGGTCAGTATGCTCTATATCCTAATAATAGAATGAGAGTGTATGATAACTCTCTTACTCCTGAAAAACCATTGAAGCCTGACTTCAAAGTAAGCACAGAATTTTATCAGGTAGAAAATGATAAGAACAAAAGACTTGGAGATACTGATGAGTACTTTTACTAAAAAGTTCTTGACATAACTTATTATATAGACTATAATTCATATAGAAAGGAGTATCTTAATGACTGAAGATAAAATTAAAAAGCTTGAAGAAGAAATTGAAGCTAAGAAAAAAGAAGTTGAAGACCTTAAATATGGTGACTTAAAGTCAGCATGGAAAGAGTTTGAAGCAGCTTCTGAAATTGCAACTCAAAAGTACAATAAGTACAGACAGATTGCAAAAGAAAAATATGGTGCAACAACTGTAGTTCCTAACCACTTCAATTTGATTGACCAATTTTTTAAATGGTAATGAAAATGTTTACCACTAGAAGACCTGTTATATACGTAGGGTACGACCCTAAAGAGCATATTGCTTTTGAGGTATTAAAGTTTTCAATAGAAAGATATACTAGAAAATATGATATCATACCTTTGGAACAATCATCTCTACGTATGTCAGGTCTCTATAAAAGAACTTACTATCTTAATGAACAACATCAAAAGATAGACACTGCTGACAACAGACCATTTAGCAGTGAGTTTACTTTTACTAGGTTTCTAGTTCCTTTTATAAATATGCATAAAGGTCTTGCCTTGTTTATGGACTGTGATATGTTTTTAAGAGCAGATATAACAGAGGTATTTGAAGAGTATGGACAGTTTGATGAGTATGCAGTATCTGTAGTTAAACACGACTACAAACCTAAAGAAATTTTTAAGATGGATAAACAGATACAAACTAATTATAGTAGAAAGAATTGGTCTAGTTTTGTTTTATGGAATTGCGAACATCCTGCTCATAAAAAACTTACAATCAAAGATGTTAATGAGCAATCAGGAAGATGGCTTCATAACTTTAAGTGGTTAGAAGATGAAGAGATTGGTTCTATACATCCTAAGTGGAACTTTTTAGATGGATGGACTGATGAAACAATAAACCCATGCAATGTTCATTTTACCACAGGTGGACCTCAGTTTGAGGATTGGCAACCTAAGAGAGTAGTTGATGCTCATTACGCAGGTGAATGGGATACTGCAAAAAAATCATACCTAGCAAAGATATTACCAAAGGAATAATAATATGTATACATTTGTAACCTCTTTTAGTGAGGAAGGATATAATACTTATGCAAAAGAAATGCTTGAGAGTGTCGCATCAAAATGGAATCCAAAACATTTTAAACTCTATGCTTACTACCATGACTTCGATATTAAAAAGGTTGACCACCCTACTGCTTCTAGCATTGTATATATACATCTTAATGATGTAAAAGAAATGCTTGACTATCGTGAAAAAATGAAAACACATGATGGTACAGAAGGTGGTAAGATGTCTTATAATTGGAGACTAGATGCAATTAAGTGGTGTCATAAAGTTTATGCCTTAACTGATAGAGCATTTAAAATGATGGAGCATAATTCTAATCCTGAAGAACCTGATTGGTTAATATGGCTTGATGCAGATACAGTTACAAAGAAAAGACTTGATAAATTTGCACTTGATAAATGGTTACCTGAACAGGCAAGTGTAGTTCATTTAGGTAGAAAAGATATTGACTATAGTGAAACAAGTTTTATGGGATTTAATTTACAGTACCATGATGCCTGTTCAATACTTGCAGATTTAAGAGGTTGTTATACTATAGGAGAAACTATTGCTTATAGAGAATGGCATGATGGTTTTATTTTTGAAAGATTACTAAACATATACAAGGCACATGGTATGGTAGTTAATAATCTATCAGAAAATGCCAAAGGTCTATCTGCATTCATGCAGTCACCTCTTTCAGAATACTTTATACACTACAAAGGTAATCTAAAGAATAAAAAAGGTGAACTTGCACCTGATGTAAATCTACCTAGATATAGACAACTTGCAGATATAATAAGACATTATAAACCTAAATCAATTACTGAAGTTGGTACATGGAATGGTGGTCGTGCAATAGAGATGGCACTTGCAGTCTTTGAATACAGAGATAAGTTTTCTTATTTTGGTTTTGATTTATTTGAAGAAGCAACTGCTTTAACTGATGATATAGAAATGAATAGTAAGAAACATCATACTATAGAGCTAGTTACAAATAGACTAGAAGAATTTAAAAATAAAATGAAAAAGAAAGGTAAAGAGTTTACATTTAAATTACATAAAGGTGATTCAAAGGTTACACTAAAGAAGTGTAAGTCAGCTAACAAAGTTGACCTTGCTTTTATTGATGGTGGTCATTCATATGAAACTGTTAAGTCTGACTATAATGACTTAAAGAAAGTACCTTTACTTGTGTTTGATGATTTCTTTTCTAAGGATGAAGAAGGTAATCAACCTGAAGAAAGAAACATGGGTGTTAATAAATTAATAAAAGAAATGAAAGCATATGGCAAGATTGTTCTTCCTTCTAATGACAGAGTTCTTGGTGGTGGTAGAACTCATCTTGCTTTCATTGCAAATAAAAAAGGAGTTAAGCCTTTACCTGACCACATAACTCGTATGCCTATTGTTGTACAACCAAAAGATTCTAGACCTGCAGATGAGATATATGTAAATATAAAAGAAAATAAAAAGCTTATCAAAGATTTTGGTTGGTTAAAACATAGTAAGGTACACAATGAAACTGCACTTATTGTTTCAGGTGGCTCAAGTACAGACTTTGATTTACTTAAAAGTAAAGCTAGACAACCTAATACTAAAGTGTTCTGTGTAAAACATAGCTATCCTAAACTTATAGAAAATGGTATAAGTCCTTTCATATGTTCCATACTTGACCCTAGACCTATAGATGGTATTAGCACACATGGAGTTAAAAGAAAAGATTTATTTAAAAATATAAATAAAGATACTAATTTTTTAGTTGCTTCAATGACTGACCCTTCAGTAACTAAATACCTAATAAAGAAAGGTGCAAATATAAAAGGATGGTCTGCATATTCTGAAGCACTAAGAGATACAAGTGTAAAGGATAAACTTAAAATTAATACTGATACAGGAATAGAAGAAGGAGAAACATTAGTTGCAGGTGGCACTTGTGCAGCAATGAGAACTATATCTATTGCTCACATTCTTGGATTTAGAAACTTTGAATTATTTGGATTTGACTGTTCAGTTCCTGAACTAACTGAAGAAATGAAAAAAGAAATAGTATTAGATAAACCTAAATACTTTAGAGTTGAAACTAATGGCGAATACTTTTGGACTACAGGAGAACTACTTGCAATGGCACAAGATTGTGAAAAGTTATTTGCAAATAAAGATATGGACATGGCTCTAAAAGTTCATGGCAAAAATACTTTAGTGTCTGAAGTTTGGAAGAACTCATTAAAAGCAAATGAAAAATATTACTATGAAATAATGGAAGATGCAGCTTAAAGAAAAACAAGAAAAGTTTTGTCAAAACTATATACTACATAAGAACGCAACTAGAGCCGCAAAGGATGCAGGATATAGTGAAATATCTGCACACAATACAGGCTCAAGATTGTTACAAGACCCTTCAGTTCAAGAAAGACTAGACGAACTAGCCATCAATATGACAACTAGTATTGACGTTGTTGATGAGATAGAAAAGCAGTATGGTGTTGCAAGAACTCAAGGACAGACAACTTCTGCATTAAAAGCATTAGAGTTATTATCTAGAGTTAGAGGTAATAATATAGATGCAGATGAGATTACTGCAGAATCTTTGGAACAAGAAATTGTTAAGGGTATGGAGATTATTGGTATAGAAAAAGTTCTTGAACTTATGTCTCAGGCATTTCCTGAAGAGATGGAAGATGAAGAGGATGAATCACTTTTTCCCACTGAAGAACTTGAATGCCCACCTGATTCCCAATGATGCAGCAACTGCTCCCATAAAACTCCACTGATACCACTCAGGTGCTTTGTTTATGTATTCCCATCCTTTGAGAACATAGTCTTGTATATCAGGGATGAAGCTGCCAATGAAAGGTAGGGTAAGGATGACAAGTACGTACTCATCTTTCCAGCTATATCTTGTTTGTCGTAAGGCTTCAAGGTCATAGTCTTGGTCTGACTGTGCAGCTTTTTCGATTCTATTAATTTCTGCATTGACTCTTGCCTGCTCTA